AGCCGCCAACACCTGCCCAACCCAGAGGAACTTGCCGCCCACCTAATGGATGTATTGACCTGGAGGCAACTGAGAGAACTTGCCAAACGGAATCAGATCCACCAGTATAGCTATCTCAATAAGGCAGGGCTGGCCAAGATGTTAGCCTATCAAGCATTCAACAAAGCATCTCGTTATCCATCAATCAATGGTCTATCAACTACCGAATCAAAAAGAGTATGAGGCCACCATCTATGCTCTTATGCACATGTCATTGGATCAGCTCATTGATATTGGAGCCAAACTTGAGGCTCACTCCGACATCCTTGCTACCCACGACATAGATGAAGATGGCAATATGGAGAAGCTTCCTGATGTGCATCCCGAAGAGCTGCTTAAAGCCCAGGTCAGTCTGGATGGTGCGGAGGAGGAAGCAGAGGCCACACAGAGCCTTGTTAAAGATCTTTCTAGGATCCTCATTGTGAGGAGAGCAAGAGACATCATTCAACACCCATAAAAAGAGGAATGGCAACACCTGATCAACTCGCTCGACAGTTTCAGCGAGAAACAGAAGCACGTACCGAAGCAATCACAAGGCTCAGGGAACGTACCAGGACCGCTGAGGAACGTACCTACGCAAGCTCTACTGTTTATGGTAATGCCTTTATCAACAAAGGACTGGAGGCCATCACTCATGAGATAGCTTCGAAGTTAAGTCACATTGCTTCTGGGTGGGCCAGTGATAAGGCAGCAGCCATCATTCCGATTAAGGATACAGATCCTGCTGTCCTTGCATTGATCACTGCTAAGGGGGTCCTTGATGTACTTGGGAAGCGCAGCGTTGAGAAGATATCTTATGTTGCTGTTGCTACTCACATTGGCAAGTTGGTCTATGATCAGCTATTGTTAGATGGGTTTGCAAATAAGCATCCAAAGATATTCTCTGGTGCTCACAAGTTCATCCATGATCATAAGGGGTACCTCTATAAGGTTCAGCGGTACAAGGCCAGCATGAGGAAGAACAACATCGCCTATGAGTCGTGGTCTTCGGCTGTCAAGGTGCTTGTTGGTGGATGGCTGTTCGATCGGCTTGCCACGGCCACTGGATGGGTCGACACCCGTATGACCTACCAGAGGAACGAACAGAGCCTGACCTTGGTTACGTACTCTCTTGAGTTTCTAAGGGCCAAGGAGGCGCTTATGGAGCAGGCTGAGGCGTTTGCTGGGTGTTTGTGGCCCATGCTGTGTGAGCCCAATGACTGGAGCACCTCCACCAATGGGGGGTACTTGACCAATGACTTGCGACGACTGACAACCCTGATCAGGACAAGGATTCCGACGAAATCAAGGGGAGGGTGCTCTCTCATACGGGAAAGCCAGGCCCTTGCCATGCTGAACCGTCTCCAGAAGGTCCCTTACCGGATCAACACTGACATCTTGGGTGTCGCTCGCTTCTGTATGGAACACCGCATCACTGTGGGTAAGTTCCGAGCTGAGGAGCCTATGCCTCCACCGCCAAAGCCAGAGCCTTGGGAAACAGCCTTGGATGAGGACAAGATTGCCTATCGGCGAGCTCGTACCTTGATCGAGGATGAGAACTCATCTCTGGCACAGAAGAATTACAGGACAACCGAAGCCCTTTATGTAGCGAACAAGTATGACAAAGAAGTGTTCTGGATTCCCTGGTCATTTGACTTCAGGGGTCGTTGTTATCCAATTCCCACAAGCCTCAGCCCACAGGGGACGGACTTCGACAAAAGCCTGATCTACTTTCAGGAAGAGGGTCCTGTCAATGAATGGTGGTTAGCCTTTCAGGTTGCTACCACGTATGGACTGGACAAGGCTCCTATGAAAGAACGGATCGACTGGACCACTAAGAACCATGACTTGATTACTCGAATAGCAGAGGATCCATGTGGAACCATTGCTGAGTGGTCGAAGGCTGAAGAGCCCTGGTGTTTCTTATCAGCAGCCATTGAATACCATAAGTGTGTCATCACCCAAGAAAAGACTACCTCTGGTCTTCCTGTGTCGGTGGACGCTACCTGCTCTGGTCTTCAACATCTATCAGCGCTTGCTTTGGATAAGACGGCTGCTGAGATGGTCAATGTGGTTCCAACCGACAAACCATCCGATGGGTATGCTATCGTTGCTCAGGTTGCCAAGGAGCAACTTCCAGAGCACCTCCACCACCTGATCACGAGGAAGGTAACCAAGAGAACTGTGATGACCACGCCCTATGGTGTCACCATCAACAGTGCTCGTGACTACATTCGTCAGGAGTTAAAGGGTGTGGAGCTGGAACCAGGCGAGCTTCAGGCAATTGTCAAGGCCATCTATAAGTATGCGGTACGTAAGGTCTTTTCTGGTCCCTGTCAATCAATGGTATTTATCCAGAAGGTTGCAGCACAGAAGATCAAGGAAGGCAACAAGCTCATCAAGTGGGTCACCCCTTCTGGGTTTGTTGTCCACCAGGAGTATCGCAAGCTGGATATGGAGCGGATCAATACCAAGCTTCTTGGACAGCGGGTACAGACCCATCTATTGAAGCCTTGGAAGGAACGTGACATCGATCTCAATAAGGCTAGGACTGCTGCCAGCCCTAACCTGATCCACAGCCTGGATGCTGCCCTTCTACACCTGGTCTTTGCTATGTGGGAAGGACCCTTTACTGTCATCCATGACTGTGTGCTTGGTCGATCCTGTGATATGGACAGGATGGGCGAGGCAATACGTAACAAGTTTGTCGAGATCTATTCCCAACCAGTGCTCCGTAATTGGGCCGACCAGTTGGGCGTAGAGTTTGACGAGTCTGTTATGATCAACACGTTGGACATCAATGATGTTCAGCAATCCTCTTATTTCTTCTGTTAACCAATGACCGCACAATTCCCCGCACAAGAACAGATCGACCTGATCATTGATCGCACTGGCTTTGCCCGTTCTGTTGTCGAGTTTATGTGGGACGAGTACTTTGAGGCTGTTGATGGAGATGTGGAGGGTGACGAAACCTTCTCCGACTATGTTGCTGAGGTCCTTGGTAATGCATCCTTCGTGATCGCTGCTAGCAAGGGGTTCAGTATCAATGGTTGTCTGGCTGCCTATGACTATGGGTGTCAGACGGTATCGGAAGAGGGTCTGACGTTGGATCAGCTTGAGGGTGTGATCGATGAGATTGAACTCGAAGGCCTGCTTAATACTGAGGACGATAGCGAAGAAGGGACCTGATTCGTTACTGTTTACCTCACTCTCCTTTATCACCAAATCTATGTCTGACGGACGTTTCATTATTACTACTGAGCTCGAAGGGTTTATCAATGCCCTGCGTCCCAGTGGTAAGTTCAATAACTGTACCATTGGCTTTAAGGTTCCTGCTGAACTGTTGCCTGAGTTCGATGCCACCTACGAAAAGGCACTTGAATGGGGCAAGAACAAGCTCAATGGAAAGCGGTTCACTGCTGAGCTTCCTAAGTGGGACGAGGAGGGCTTTGTAAAGGTCTCCTATGGTGGTGATGCCTCTGCCCCTATGTTCCCCTGGGTGGACACAGACGGGGTGCCTATCGACCTCGACACGCCCATCTGGAAGGGTACGGTGGTCAAGCTGATCGTTGACCTACGCCCCTATGTCTATGCCTCCAAGGTCGGCTGCTCCTTTAAGGTACGTGGCGCTCAGGTACTCAAGCTGGTCGGCTCTGGTGGCTCTGATAGCGGCGAGCTGGATGATAGTGCGGTGGCATCTATCCTTGGTAAGGCCAGTGGGTTCAAGACAGGCAGCCCTAACTTTGAACCGAGCAAGGAATCTACTGAAGAATCCTTTAGCTTGGGTGATGATGAGGACTGTCCTTTCTGATGAATCGATACCGGTCCCGACTAGAAGAAAGGTTGGCCCGGTGGCTTGAACTAAATGGTCATGAGTTTGAGTACGAGACCCTCCGTCTTGATTACACCGTTTCAGCTGTATACACACCTGACTTCATCCTATCCAATAAGGTTATTCTGGAAGCAAAGGGTTACTTTAAACCCGAAGACCGAAGAAAGATGCTTGCTGTCAAACGACATCATCCTGATCTTGATATTCGCCTTGTCTTCCAGCAACCGTACAACACCCTCACAAAAACCAGCAAGATGACCTACGCTAAGTGGGCCGAAAAGCATGGTTACTTGTGGGCAGCAGCTCATGACATTCCACCCGAATGGTTCGACTAGACGAATCTGAGTTCGTCGCCCATGGTCCCTGTCCTAACTGCGGGTCAAGTGATGCTAACTCCATCTACTCTGATGGTCACGAGCATTGCTTTTCCTGCGGTAGACATACCACTGCTACGGATTCCGAGCCCACTCACAAGCCTCCATCTAATCGCACTATGGACTTCACTGGGGACATTGTTCCACTTCGAAAACGTAACCTCCTTGAGGATACATGTAAGAAGTTCAATGTTCGCTACGACACTGCCTCAGAAACCTTACGATTCCCCTACTACTCACAGACTGGTCAACTTGTTGCCTTTAAAAGTCGAGATACCGATAAGGAATTTCGATGGACAGGCAAGAACGATGAGCATACGTTGTTCGGCCAACAACTGTGGGGGCAAGGGAAATCGTTGGTAATCACCGAAGGCGAGCTCGACTGTCTCAGTGTGTTTCAAGTACGAAATAGCTGGCCTGTTGTCTCTCTTCCAAATGGAGCACAAGGAGCAAAGAAGGCCCTCCAACACCAGTTAAAATGGGTGATGGGCTTTGAGGAGATCATCCTCTTCTTTGATAATGATGATGCTGGACAACAGGCCGCACAAGACTGTGCTAGTTTGTTTCCACATGATCGACTCTTTATTGCTTCCTCTGCCCCTTACAAAGATGCTAATGAAGCCTTAGTTGCAAAGGACTACGACGCCATACGCCAAGCGTTATGGAACAAGAAACAGTATTCGCCAGCGACAGTCATTGATGGACGAGATCTATTTGAAGTTGCCACACGTCCCCTCCATGGTAGGGATGCTGATTGGCCTTTCAATGCTCTTGATACCATCACTGGTGGTCTTAGAAAGGGCGAGCTGGTCACCGTTACCGCCGGCTCAGGTGTTGGTAAATCGACCTTCTGTGGTGAGGTAGCTCAGAAACTCATTGACCAGGGGCACAGCATAGGGTATATTGCTCTGGAGGAGAACCTTCAACGCACTGCTCTTCGCTTGATGTCCGTTAAGGCCAATCGGCCCCTACACCTGAACAATGAAATTCCTGAAGACGACCTCAAAGCAGCCTTCGATGCTTCCCTGGGAACTGGCAGGGTATACCTGCGAGATGGTTTTGGTTCTGTGGACCCTGATGCAATTCTTTCCGACTGTCGATTCATGGCACTCGCAAAAGAGGTTGGTTGGATCATCCTTGATCACTTGTCCATCCTTATGTCAGGCAATGAATCGCATGACGAAAGGAAGCTAATAGATCTTACGATGACCAAGCTTCGATCCTTTGTGGAAGAAACTGGTATTGGTATGATTCTCATCAGCCATCTTAAACGTCCCGGTAATGATAAGGGCCATGAAGACGGTGCTCAGGTAAGTCTCGGTCATCTTCGAGGCAGTCACAGTATCGTTCAATTGTCAGATATGGTCATTGCTCTTGAGCGTAACCTATCTGCTGGTAATAACTTCTCTAACATTCGTGTCCTCAAGAATCGTTTCAATGGACAAACAGGTCCAGCTGGAGCAGTTGCCTTCCGGGCTGAGACGGGCCGAATGGAAGAAGATCTGACCATTGCATTCTCAACACCAACACCTATTCCTGATGACGACGCTCCATTTTGAAAACATTGAAAGCTCTGAGATATGTCCTACGTGTGGGTCAGACTCATGGTTCTTCAGCAAGGGTGATCCAGCCGGACACTTCTGTATTGACTGTGGAACACCAGACTCAGCCACACAGGCCATGTTGCTAGATCTCGAACCAGGGGTGTGGGTATGAGATTGCTGTTCGACATCGAAACCAATGGCCTTCCCCGTCAGGGGTTAGATCGTATCCATTGTATCGTTGTCAAGGACATTGATAAGAACGAGATCTACCGCTTCAATGACACAGGATCAGGACATTCGATTACGAGTGGGTTGACCTTGTTACAGGATGCTGAGGTCTTGATAGGTCAGAACATCTTAGGGTTTGATATTCCCGTCATAG